CCAATGCCCATCATTGGAGAGCCTTGAGGAACAATATATTTAAAGTCTTTTAAAAGCTCATAAATCTCTTGTTCAGATAGGGCACTTGTGCCCCCAAACTGCTCTTCTATGCGGGCGAATTCAGATGCCAAGCGGTGATGCATGTCATCAGGTGTATCTTCAACAATGTTTCCACCACTATCTTTAAGGGCATATTTTGTAAGCCATACATTTGCCGCAAGCTGATCCCCGTTAAAATATCTGCTGGTTGCACTTTCTATATCATTTGCCAACCTATCGCCCTTCCTTATATTTCTTATATTTTTCTTTTAATTTTTCAGATTGTTGCTTTGCAGCATTTATCTGAACCTCTCCAATGGTTTCCCCCGTTGACGGCAATATGCCAATTTTGACTCTTGACAAATCCATTTTGGCAGGATAGATAATACCATCTGGTCCAAATCTATTCTTTGCCACAAACAGCCGTCCCGTATCGTTGTTCTTGTCATCGATAGTTCTAGACACAGAAAAGATAAAATCTGCAACAAAGCACTTACTATATGCCTCAGAGATAGACTCCATCGTAATAACTTCAGCATTCAGCCCCGACCTATTAGTTTGAGAGGCAGTCCATACTGGGCATTTATGTTCTTGTGCAGTAGCTCGCAACTCCTCATAAATAGATTCCAAGTCGTGCCTCTTTTCTCTTGTCGCAATAATGGGTTTGAGCAAGTCTCCATAGTCTACCAGAATCATATCGACTTTTATATCTTTTTGTTTTAATTTTTCAAGATGAGTCTTGATTGTCTGAGTTGTGGCGGACTTTGTGGGGTACTCTTTAATAATTAGTTTTCCCTCAATTTCCTGAACCTTTTCATAAATCATTTCTTTAAAAGAATGTAACTCTGAAAGACTGACACCAGTTATACAACTATCATATCTAATGCCGATACTTGTGTCTTGAAGTTCCAGGGTATAATGCACAACCGTCTTGCCCGCTTTTATGGCTTGGGTGCCTAAGTGCACTAGAGCCATTGATTTGCCTGCTCCGGTGGGAGCAATAACTACGCCCAGTTCTCCGTTTCCAAGTCCACCCTGGAGGAGTGTGTCGATCTCATCCCATCCGGTTGCAATCGGATCTCTGGCTTTGACCTCAAATCTTTTCTCAAAATCTTGAATATAATCATATCCAAAATTTGAATCGTTTCCTAGTTTTAGAGCGTCATTAATAACTTTAGCAATTTCATCAAAAGAAGACGACTTAAGAAGCGAAACAGATTGTATCATCGCAGATTTAAGAACCTGCTTGCGGCAAAAGTCAAGTGCCGTATTCTTTACAAACTCAGCATCTTTGATTTCGGCATTATAGATCCTTGCGAAAAAGTCTCTTGTCTGTTTCTTTACCGCATCCGTCTCGTCATCTAATTCTATTCGGAGAATAGTGGTAAGTATTTTCGAAGTTGGATGAACATTGTAGCTTTCCTTGTAAGCAAAAATCTTATCAACGAAAACCTGTAAATATTTAAGTTCAAAGTATTCAGTTTCAAGAACCTCCCGAATTTGATCACAAAATGCCCGATCTTCAAGAATAAGAGCGGCAAGACCTTCTTGGAAAGTCTTGCCATAACGACTAAAACTAACTTGCTCTTGCGAGTTCAATTTTCCCTCATATATTATCTTATATTATAACCTGTTTATAGAAACAAGTCAAGTGTTATTGTTTAAGCGAAAGCATTGAATCATATGCTTTGCGCTTGGCGTTTGATAGCTTTTCGAGATAGTCAGTTCTTCTTAACACCTTGAAGGCAAGATTTTCAACTGAATACGCTCCTATTGTTTCCAAGCCGCTTTTTCGCATCTTTCTAATTTTTTCTTTTAGCTTGTCTGCGTATTTTTCTGCTTCTTCAAACTTGCCATCATCAATTAATCTGTCTACACGATCAACCTGATCCATTAAGGATGCCGCTTTCTTTTTAATATTGTCTCTATCAAAATCCTTTTTGTCAAGAGTTGGTTTCTTGACCCACTCGTCATTCAGAACTGAATATAGTCCTTGTGCTTCATGTGGATCGTTCACATCTTGAACATAGATTTCAACTTCATACCCTTTAATTCTAATATCGTGGAGGCGATTCCACAACGCTTTCATTGCGTTGAAATATTCTCGCACAAGATCTGTTTTATCATCTACGTCTCTGAAGTCGAGCAAGATGTGCAGATCCACATCGGAGAAACGGGAATAATTATATGCTGCTAAAGAGCCCGTAAAGGTAACATCCTCATATGGAACATCGCCCACCTCAAGAGAGTTATAAAAATCGTTTGCGATAATCATTAATTTTTCCTGAATTTCAGGATCTAAATTATCATCTGGCTGATTCCAAAAATCTTTATCAAGCTCATCATGCATTTCAAAGCTTGACAAGTCTATTGAGCCGGGTTCGACATCTTCCAATAGAAACGTTTTGAAATTTCCAACAAGCATTTCAGAAGTTGGAGTAACGTTTTCTGTATCCTTAAATGTCTTTGCCCACTGTTTAAATAATTGCATGCTATAAATAGTTTTACAACTTAGAATCAGCAACAATCTTGTTCATCGCTGCGAATAAATCTGTAAAGTTTACTGCTCCAAAGCCATCCTCAATCATCATCGCTTTGGCATTAGTTTTTGCAAGCTCTGGCTCAAAATTCTCAAGAGCAAAATCAATCTTTTGCCTACCCTGGACACTTAAGGACGGAGTGTAGAGTTGCATGAGGCGATAATTTTCTTCAATAAGATCCTGGTGCTCAACCACGCTAGCATATGCTTTGATTGTGCCTTGGTTTTCCTGTGCGTGAATCACAACGCTGTCAATACTAAATGACATGTTTTCAGATAAAAAAGGAAACCTCTTGCTGACGGTGGGAAGCCCAACTCCACCAACACCCTTGAGGTTGTCGGACTTGTCGCCTACGATAGCTCTAGCAAGAGCAAAGTTCTTTGGATGAATACCGTATTGTTCTACTAGTGCTTTCTGGTTGATTACTTCTTTTTGAATGGGGCGGAACACAACTGTTTCATTATCGCATAATTGAAAGAAGTCTTTGTCCGATGAAACGATAACCTTTTGCCATCCATCATAAAGCGGGTGCTGTGCAACAACGCTAATAATATCATCTGCCTCAACAGCGGGCAACACTAGTTGGATAATCGGGAGTTCATTAAGATATTCTGCTAGCCTTGTCTGCTGCCAGATCTTATTTGCGATCTCTTCGTTTTCAGAGAGGTTGCGAATATCTCGATTTAAACGAATGGGCTTTCTGCCTTCTTTATATCCCTTGTTTTTTGCTTTTCGCTTTTGACTTCCGCCCTCGCCATCCCAGCAAATTACTATTTCATCTGGCTTGGTTTCACGGACAAGCTTCTGTAGGATTTTTAGGAATCCCTTTACGCCGCCGATGGGTTGCCCATTGGTAGACATACTAGGGTCTACAATGTAAGCCCTAAAATACATATTAAGAGCATCAATAATAAGTAATCGTTTCATTTCTTTGCCGGGTAATATTCAATTAGCTCTCTTTCAATTTGGTGCTTCAGAAAGCTATCAAGAACCTTGTGGTATTGGTATCCCCAGCCAATTACTTCCCACATCGCGGGAATATCTCTTTCTTTTTCCTCGCTATAATATGGAGATTGTTTTTTGTGCAAAATTGCTTGTTCAGGAATACCATTGTCATACTTAACAAGCAAATCCCCTACTCTCAATTTTATTCTTTTTTTACCCATGCCTCTCCTTGCTCTGACTATGTTAATATAACATATTAAAAGCAGGGTGTCAAGCAGTTTTTAACGATATCTGCGGGGGGGAGGGGTAGGTCTTCCGCGACCCTTTATATATCTAACGTGAGTGTGGGGATTTCGATTAATCATGTATCGAGGAATCGTGCGTATTTCCCAATATCCGTGATGGAAAGTTCCCCTCGCATCTTGGTGTGCTTCAACCCATACCCACGCCTTAACTCTAACAGGCTGGTGCGCGTTGTGGTGTGGAGCGTGATGCCGAGCCGCTGGGGGCTTTGCAGGAGCCGGTGCAGGCTGGGGCGGTGGGTGTGTATGAGCCGAGCAGCCCATCAAGGCAAAAGCCATTGTAAACAAAATTGTCTTAATCATTTTTCTTCTTCCTTCTATTCTTATTTTTAGATGTAGGTTTTACAAAATCTGGATGCCAATATTTAACTTGGAACTTATTACCCCCTTTGCCATATCTTTTAATCTTGACAAGAAGATCGGATCTTCCTGCAAGAAGATCCGCCGATTTGTCACCAGAAATAAGAGAATCTTTTCTCTCTGTGGCTTCTTCATATGTATCAAAGATACCGGAACGTTTCCAAACTTTATTTTGTTTTTCTTCTGACATCATTCTCCCTCTTCTTCGTCATAATAATCTGAAGCATTTCCTTCTCGTTTATCAAACTTCATGATAATCTCTTCATCAATCAGTTCAATGATCCTTTCTTTAAACTTTTCTTCTTGGATCATATCTTTCCACTTAGAAGGTTGAAACTTCTGCTCAGTGCCATCAGCATATACAAGAGTATACCACGCACCGGATTGCTTAAGATGTTCTGAACCTTTGATTGCGTCAAACCAAGATTCCTCATCTTGAATACCAATTTCATCGCCCCATAATATCTTAAAGTTACATTGGCGACCTTGTGTTCCAAAACGTGATTTTTCAAGTTTTACTTTCACTTCGGATCCGATTCTAAATCCCTTATCATCAGTTACAAAGCTTGCCTTTGCCTTGCGACCGGTTAACCAGATTCGCAAAGAGTAGGCATAAATCATCGCCTTTCCACCAGGAGTTACATATGGAGTAGTCATAGCTTCAGAGGGCGAACGAGTGATATTCGTCTTCAACTGATTCAGAACCAGGAAAGTAGATTGTGAGTTGGCAATCGGAACAGTCAACTTGGACATTCCCTTGGCAAGAATTCTTGCTTTCATTGCCATCGATGATTGAGGATTGAAATCACCTTCAACATCTGACACAGCAGGAGTTAGCGCGAGCGAGTCCCAAATGAACAGCATTCGATTATTATTATTTGCTAAAAGATCTTCAATTGACTCCAAAACAAACTCAACAGATGCCGCCTGGACATAAAGTAAAGTATGGAGATCACAGCCCGCTCGTTCAAGAAAGGCTGGATCGATGGCAGACTCTGAATCAAAATAAATTACATCAATTCCCATCTTTTGTGCATTGGCTGCAACTTGTGCTGCCATATAACTTTTACCAGTTGCCTCCAGACCTGCAATTTCTACAATCTTGCCCATAGGAATGCCTGAAAGCTTCCCCCGGCAGATAATAGAGTCAAGCCAACGAGAGCCAGTCGGAATCCAGTCCTTCACTTGCGTTGGGTTCTCTTCTGTTAAATTGTGGGCTACATTGATACCAGCTTTTTTGTTGATTAAAGCACGCATATCTGCTAAACTTAATTTACCTGCTTTGGTGCTTTTAGATCTCGCCATTCTCATTTATTCTCCATTGAGTAAAAAGGGGTGAGGCACCTGATAACCCTGTGCCTCCCTGTGGACGTGGGATTACGCTCCCATGAGTTCGTTGAAAGCAGCGTCAACAGAAGAAACTGTGTCAGTTGAAGGAGGAGGGGTTGTAGAATCAGTCTCCTCGCTGGTGCTTTCTTCACCGAGAAGGAAGGCGTCCAGTAATGTGCCTACATCTTCTGGTGTTTTACGCTCAAAGAGCGTATCGAATTCGGGAATGCTTTCGAGCAATTCCGCGCATCGATCATCACCGCCGACTGCATCATCACATAACACAGAGGAGCGGCGACGAGGGGTAAGCTTCGTTTGTGGGAAGCTAGCGCCTTGTGGCTTACCATAATGAAGGACGAGATCCGTTCCCGTTTCAGTATCGGTAATATCGCCATATTCAGGATTAAGAACAAGATTGAGCAACTGCTCATATACCATCTTGCCATATCCCCAAATACGAACACCCTTCTCTTCTTCACCTCGCACAAGAACGGGCGAGAAGAACCGTTGACGAGCCATTAGAGACTTCGCCATCTTGATGCTCTCTTCGGTGCCTTCGTTAAAAAGCTTCCGAACAAAATCATCCAACGGATCACCTTCACCGAAGTTCTTCTTCGGGCTTAGGAAGCCAGGATTATTGCCCACATTATAGTGGAACCAGAA